CCATCTGCTACTGGTTTATCTCAAGGAGAAGGTGGTGGTAAAGGTGGTGCTGCAATGTGTGGTAGATACTTTAACCCAGTAATACAAGGATATAATACTACACAGTATGTTAAAGGTAGTGTTGGATTAGAATGTGATGGAACAGAAGGAACTCCTGTTATTCCTCCTGGTATTCCTACAGTAACTATTAATTCACATTCTGCTCATGTTAGATTTAACTATCCAGCAAATGATGGTACAAATAAGCAAACAATAAATTGTACTAATTCATCAACTGGACAACCAGTAAGTTTTAAGATTTTAAATATTTGGGATGACTATGGTGATATTTCAAGTTTAGCATTAACTAAGTTTGAGTTAAAAGATCCTAATACTGGTCAAGTATTATGGGAAAGTTCGAGAGATAGAAGAAAAGGCACTAGATTATCTCCAGTATTAACACTTGGTGAAGGTAAATATGATGTTGTATGGCACGATTTAAATAATTATAATAGACCCCCTTCAGGTGCTAATTGGTGTAGAAATCAGTTTATATTAGAGTATGGGCAGAGAGTAGAGTTATTTGATAATGGTGATGATCCAGACGAAGGAGGTTATGGATATAGAACTAAAATTAATAACCAGTTTATTATATGTCCAGCAGATCAAGTTTCTGATGAGTCAGTAACTTGGGAAAAATCATATACTGGTTCTGGAATGGATGGAGTAAATCCTGATGGATCTTATGAATATGTTGCTATTAAGGAGTATTGGTCGCAGTTTATGCGTGATTATGCTGTTTGGGAACAAAATAGTGATCCAAAGACTCAGAATGGTGATGTTTCTGTTACACAATCTTACCTATTACAATCTGGAGTTCAAGGTGAACATATTATTGAAATACAATCAGATAATGATTGTGAACTTTTTATAAACCAAGCTCACATTGCTTCAACAACAAAATATGAAAGTCATTATCCTATGAATGTTGGTATTAGTCAATGTGGTAGGTGGGAATCTAAGAGTGCTAATAGTGGTCAAGCTAGTGGTACATTAGTTACTAATGGTACTCCTATTAAGTACAACTATAGTGGTGAAAAGAGAGCATTTAGTGTTACTTCGTGGAATAGAAAGTTCCAATCTGAAGATTTCGAGATAATATGGGGTCCACAATACGTTGCAAATGAGTCTTATGTTAAGCAATTTAAAAATGATGCTGGAACTTCACAAGAATTTACCATAGTCTTTCAGGGTGTAGAAAAAGGAAGACTTGAGATAGGTGGTGGTCAAGATTTCCCATTAGAAACAGTTGAAAATGGTCTTAAGAGAAAATATTATGCTGGAGAAAGAGTAGTTAATAATGGAAATCCTTGGGATGCTCCTGATTATTGGGAACTAAGAGTTGAAGAACTTAGTAATCCTGAAGATTGGCAACATAACCCTGCTGGTGTTGCATTTAGAGTAAAAGATCCTAATGGTAAGGTAATATTAACATCAACAGAGTTTAAACAAGCAGAAGGAACCGTTTATGGTAGAGGAACGGCAAGTTGGTCTGTAACTGGAGTAGATCTTAATTTACCTACTGATACAATATATCAGATTCAATCTCCTGTAAACGATCAATCATTTACTATATCACCAGGTCAAACTTCAGGAACCACTAATTTCTCTCCAACATACGGAACCCAGACCTATAAGGTATATGCTAAGAACTCTGGAGGAACTTCAAGTCCACCAGGAGAATTTACAGTACAGTAGAAATCTGATTTTCTATACATACTCTGTATGGGTTGTAAGCGATTCTTTATATTTTTTTAAGACCCAGACCCCGAAAGGGGTTTTTTTGTGCTATAATGAGTCTAGTAATATAAAGTACAATGAGTACTAGCGAACATCTAAGACAGACTCACACTGAATTGGGTGGTGGTAGAGGTATTTTTACAGAAGGTGCAAAGGTACTAGAAGGAAATCTTGAGCAACAAGTAAAGAAACTCATTCCTACACTAGATGAGTTGTATCCCAATATAGAGTTTCAATGGAAGAAGACTCTAAGGAAATCTGATATATCGCCTGAACTTGAATACACTCCACACGCAAAGGGATCTGGTGTTAAACCTGATGGTGGTATATTATTTGCTGTAATTGGCGGTAAGAAGTATCCTATTCTAGTTTCTGAGGCAAAGAAACAAGGAACTAATGATGTAAGAATGTCTGAAGGTAAAAAGAAACAAGGAAAAGGAAATGCAATCGAGAGAGCGTTCAAGAATTGGGCAGAGTTTCAGATTTACTTTGAGAACTATAACTATTTTCCTTATGTAATATTTGCATACGGTTGTGATTTTGAAGATGGTTCATCTATCAATGATAGGATGGATGCAATGACAAGATACAAACCACGCAATAAAGAGTATATCTTTCATCCTAAGCAACTTGCAACAATCTATGTGCAAGAAAAAGCATTTACAAATGAGGAGATCTTTGATAGAATTAAAGATATATCTACAAAAGTTATTGATAGTATTAATATTGAAAATCTTAAGAGGAACTTGAATGTCTAAGAAGAAGGGCAAGAACTTTAGTGCTAACAATGCAACTGGCAAGAGAAAGAAGTCTGATTTTTATGAGACTCCCTATACTCTTACTCGTAAGTTTTTAGATGTAGAATATTTTAATAAGAATAGTACTGTATGTGAACCTGCTTGTGGTGGAGGTGCTATCACTAGAGTATTAAAAGAGCATTGGGAAGATGATAAAGTAACTGCTTACGATCAAGAAACTAACTTCTTATGGGAAACTGGTGAGTATGATTACATTGTAACAAATCCACCATTCTCTATTGCCTTTGAGTTTATTCAAAGGGCGAAATTGGTAGCAAAGAGTAAGTTTGCTTTTCTATTACCATTGTCATATCTACACGGTAAGAAGAGATTTGATGAGATATATTCTGATAGAACTTATGGATTAGAAAGAGTATATGTATTCACTAGGTATCCAATGTTAGGTGAATCATTGAGAGAAGATGGTAAGTATAATACTGGTATGATGGTTTATGCTTGGTATGTCTGGACAAATGGGTATAGTGGATTACCTACAGTAGATTGGTTAGACAATAATGAGGATGTATTATCTAAGAAAGACAGTATAGAAATTGTCACAGAGGACAATCCTTTGAGTAAGATTCTGCTATAATATATTCATCTGAGAAACATTGATGCCATTACGTCCACACCAAACTGATGCTCTGGATGCTATGGCAAAGTATGACAAGGGGCAAATCATAGTTCCCACTGGTGGTGGTAAGACTATGTGTATGATTGAGGATGCTAAGAGAGGAGGTACTATTGTTGTAGTTGCTCCTCGTATTCTATTAGCACAACAATTATCATCTGAGTTCCTTGAGGTTCTTGATGATGTATCTGTAATGCACGTTCACAGTGGTGAGACACCACACTATTCTTCTACTAAAGCATCCGACATTTACTGGTGGGATGAAAGAACAGGAGGTAATAAGATTATCTTCACAACATATCATTCACTTCATAGAATAAGAAATAGTAATATTGCTGTAGATACCATTTACTTTGATGAGGCACACAATAGTGTTCAAAGAAACTTTTTCCCTTCTGTGGAATATTATGCAACTATGGGCTCTGACAGGTGCTATTTCTTTACTGCTACTCCTAAGCATAGTCTTACTCCTTTCAAGGCAGGAATGAATGATACTAAGGTGTATGGTCAGGTAATTGTTAATGTACCAGCACCTAAGTTAGTAGATCAAGGATACATCCTACCACCTAAAGTTGAGGTATATAAGAGTCGTTTGCTTAGAAAAGATGAGATCTATGCTGATGTAGAGTCAGAACAGATGCTTAATGCTATTGATAGATTAGAAGTAGATAAGGTTCTTATCTGTGCTAAGTCTACCAAACAAATTGTAAGTCTTACATCTCAATCTGACTTCTGCTATGAATTAAATATGCGTGGTTATAATTGGATGTATATCACTGCTAAGACAGGTGCTATCATCAATGGTAAGAAGGTAGGTAGAGATCAGTTCTTTGAGACTCTTAATACTTGGGGTAAGGATGATTATAAGAAGTTTGTAGTATTACACCATAGCATATTGGCAGAGGGTATTAACGTAAAGGGATTGGAGGCAGCATTGTTTATGAGAAATATGGATTATATCACCATTTCTCAAACGATTGGTAGAGTGATCCGATTAGGTAACTGTCACAAGACACACGGCAAGGTATGTGTTCCAGTGTATAATAATGTTGGGATCAGTACCGCACGTAAGGTTGAGGCAGTAGTTGATACTGTATTCAACAAAGGTGAACCCGCTATTTCTGTTGTTACTCGCTGATTATGAAGTACACTGTTGATACCATCAAAGGATGGATTCAGTTTCAGATTGCAAAACCTGAAGGTGATCGCACTAAAGTACAATCTTGGTATAAGTATGCAAAAGGATCTTCCTTCTGGAACTTATCTCACGGAGATGCACCAGGATTTTGTAAACTTGCAAAAGTTGCAGGGCAAAGAATTAATGAAGAGTATGGTGGGGATGATATTATAAAGTTACATTTTCCTGGAATCTATCTCCACTCACAAAGGAAGTGGGAAAGAACAGGTTACAGCAAAATTGCAGGGTAATCACTATGGCAAAACGCTACATTGGTCCACGAACAAAAAGAGAGTGGCAGAGAGATCAATGGTATATTAGGAATCAGGATCTCACTAAGAAAAGGGCAATGGAGAATAAACATAGAGATATTAAGTGGTTTAAAGAAACAAAATTAAAAGATGTTCAGGAAGGATGTTCTGAGTGTAAATGTACTGGACATCCTGATGAGTTTGATTATCATCATACAGATCCTAGCACAAAGATATTATCTGTAGCTGATATGTTGGGAACTTATGGTAGAATGAAGGTAAAAGAAGAGATGGACAAGTGTGTAATAATTTGCAAACCTTGTCATATGAAACATCATTATAACTATCCATTTCATTAGATGAACATTAAAGAAGACGAGTACATGTCTAGTGATGTGTGGAAAAGAAATATTCCACCTGTCACTAATTTTAAAAGAGGAAGTACCTACAATCAATTTGGTATGTGGGTTATGTGGATTTACTATATCATAATTCCTATGATGATAGTAAGGTTAATCTGGGATTTAAACAAATGAAAGATACTACTCATAAAGTTTGTAGAAATTGTGGTATAGAAAAACCTATAGATTGCTTTAGTAGAAGAGGTGAAGGTGTAGTAAAAAGAAGAATTAATATTGATTGTAAGGAATGTATCAGTAAAGAATCTAAGATTGTTAGAGAGTTGAGAAAGTCTGCACCACCAGTTCCAAAAGTATGTCGCTGTTGCCGTAAAGCACCTGATCCTAATTCGTTTAGAAATAAATTACAATTAGATCACGATCATACTACAGGTAAATTCCGTGGATGGATATGTGATAATTGTAATGTATCACTTTCTAGGGCAGGAGATACTATTGAAGGTGTTAAGAACTTACTTACATACTTAGAGGAAACAAGATGAGAGACACAATTCTATTTGGTGACTGTAGAGACACCCTCAAACAATTTGATGAGAAAGCAAGGATGTGTGTTACATCCCCACCTTACTATGGTCTAAGAGATTATGGTGGTGAAGACTCTCAGATAGGTCTTGAGCAGACTCCAGATGAGTTTATTGATGAATTAGTAAAAGTATTCAAAGAGGTGAAAAATGTGCTTACAGATGATGGAACTTGTTGGGTTAATCTTGGGGATTCTTACTATAATTACAGACCAGGCAGAGGACAAGGACTGGCAAAACAAACAGTCTCAAATACTAAGCAAGACCTACCAGATGTGTGTCCTCGTAGAGCGAATAGAATCGGAGGACTCAAAGAGAAAGACCTCATTGGAATCCCTTGGATGTTCGCCTTCGCAATGCGAGCAGATGGATGGCACTTGAGGCAGGACATTATATGGCACAAACCTAATCCAATGCCTGAAAGTGTAAAGGATAGATGTACTAAGTCACACGAATACATCTTTCTATTCAGTAAAAACAAAAAGTATTTTTATGACAATGAAGCAATCAAAGAACCAGCAAAAGATTGGGGTACAAGAGATCGTACTAAAGGCAAGTATCATAATCCTGGCACTGGTCTATCCCCTCACTCAGGGTTAAGTAAAAGTTATCCTACAAAGAATAAGAGATCAGTATGGAGTGTAACCAATAAACCATATCGTGATGCACATTTCGCAGTATATCCACCCGACCTGATTGAACCCTGTATCAAGGCAGGGAGTGAGGAAGGTGACTTAGTGTTAGATCCATTTATGGGATCGGGAACTACTGCTATGGTGGCAAAATCGTTAGGTAGAGACTACATTGGATGTGAGTTACACGAAGACTATGGTAATTTAATTAAGAAGAGAGTTGCAGAATATAAACCAGTTAAGGAATTGGCACAAGAGGGTAGCGTAAATATATTAGATATAGTATAATAAGTTTACTAAGA